GTTTCAAATTCAAAAGAAATTATCGCTGGCCTCTGCCATTGTTAGTGGCGTTGAAGCGGTGCAAAACGCCTTTAAGACGGCCCTGGGATCTCCAATTACGACCTTGTTTCCGGCATATCCTGGAATTCAAGCGGGCATCGCAGGAGCCTTCGCAGCCGCCCAGGTTGCGACCATTGCTCGTAGTCAGTACGAAGGAGCAAGCAGCATGACTAAATCCGAGCCTGCTACGGCAAGCACTTCGGTTCCGAGTGTTCAGCCAAGGTTTAACGTGGTGGGTCAGTCCGGTGTGAACCAGTTGGCTCAAAGCATCAATCGCCAAAATTCGCAGCCCGTAAAAGCATACGTTGTAGGATCCGAGGTTACTTCAGCAACGGAACTGGATAGGAAACGAACTCAAACTGCATCATTCGGATGAAAATAATTGAACTTGTACTTGATGAAACGCAATCGCTGAATGGCATTGAAGCCATTAGCATTGTTGAGTACCCGGCCATTGAAGAAAATTTTGTGGCCTTAAACTCGCAGGATCGTGTTCAGTTCGCTGCGCAGGATGCTGAAAAGCGCATCCTTATGGGAGCAGCCCTCATTCCGAATAAGCCCATTTACCGGAATCAAGACGGAGAAGAGTTTTACGTTTACTTCACAAGCAAAACCATCCGCCAGGCGGCTGAATTGTTTTTGATGCGAGGCAATCAAAACGAGTCAACGCTGGAGCATGAGGCCAAATTAACTGGGTTGAGCGTGGTGGAGTCGTGGATCATTGAAGATGAGCAACACGATAAGAGCCGTAAATACGGCATGGATTTACCGGTGGGAACCTGGATGGTATCAATGAAGGTCAACAATGACCAGGTTTGGAACGACTTCGTGAAAACCGGAAAGGTAAAGGGCTTCAGTATTGAAGGGTATTTCGTTGACAAGGTAAATATGATGTCCCATGCCGAGCAGAAGGCGCTGGCAACACTTGTCAAAATAAACGACATCGTAAAGGTTTATCAAGTGGAGATGGAGTCATTCTCCGATTACCCCAAGGCAGTAAGCAACAACGCCAAAAGGGGCATAGCCTTGAACGAGAAGAACGGAAACAAGTGCGCTACGCAGGTCGGCAAGGTTCGTGCGCAGCAATTAGCAAATGGTGAGCCGGTGAGCCTAAAGACCATCAAGCGAATGTATTCTTACCTATCACGGGCAGAGGAGTATTACGATGAGGGCGATACTTCGGCCTGCGGCACTATCAGTTATTTGCTTTGGGGAGGCAAGGCTGCCAAGCGGTGGTCTGAAGCCAAACTACGGGCATTAGATCAGATCAAATAGGTCATGAATAACATCAATAAAGGCGATGTACGGCTGCCATCCCCGAAGGGTGGCAAGCGTGGCTGCTTGTGCAAGGACAACACCTACCACAAGAAATGCTGCGATGGCTCACTCCTTGCTCAAGGCATTGGGAAAGGGTGAAAATGTGATTTTTTTTACTCACACAATTATTTGGATAACATGAAAGCAGTAGAAATCTTAAATCGCATCAAGGCCGAGTTGTCGGCAGTTGTTGCACCGGAGGTTGTTGAGGTCAAATTGGCCCAAATGGCCCTGGAAAACGGAACCATCATTGAGGCTGCCGAGTTTGCACCCGAAAATGAGGTGTTTATCGTTAACGAAGAGGAGCGTATTGCCCTCCCGGTTGGCGAATACGCACTTGAGGATGGCATGGTGCTGGTAGTAGCAGAAGAAGGCATCATCGCTGAAATCAAGGAATTGGCTGGCGAAGAGGTTGAAGAAGAAGAGGCTCCGGCTGCCGAGGCTCCTGCCGAGGAGGTTCCGGTGGCTGCCGCTGAAGAAACTTCTACCCCTAAAAAGGTAATTGAGTCACATACCATTGAGCAGCATTTCTCTGCCGAGGACTTCGTGTCAAAGGTTGAGTTCACGGCTGCCGTTGAGGAGTTGAAGGCACTCATTACCGGAATGAAAGAAACCGAGGAGGTATTGAAGGCTGAATTGTCTGCCGTTCCGGCTGCCAAGCCTATCAAGCACAACCCCGAAACCAAACACCAAGAGGTTAAGTTCGCCACCAAAAAGGCCAACTCAACGCTTGAGCGTGTACTTGCAAAAATCAATCAATAAATCAAATTCAAAACATGGCTACTTCAGTATCCGTATCAACCAGTTACGCTGGTGAGTTTGCAGGCAAGTACATTGCCTCTGCTCTTCTTTCTGCCACGACCCTTGAGCAGGGCTTGGTTGAAGTAAAACCGAACGTAAAGTTCAAAGAGGTGATCAAGAAGATGTCTATCAACGACATCGTTAAAAACGCTACCTGCGATTTTGATCCTACCAGCACCATCGCCCTCACGGAGCGCATCCTTCAGCCGGAATCATTCCAGGTCAACTTGCAACTCTGCAAGAAGGACTTCCGTAACGATTGGGAAGCCATCAGCATGGGTTACTCTGCATACGACAACTTGCCTGCTTCATTCAGCGACTTCATGATCGCTCATGTTGCTGCCAAGGTTGCTCAAAAGACCGAGCAAACCATTTGGAGTGGTGTTAACGCTAACGCTGGCGAGTTTGATGGTTTCACGACCCTCTTCGCTGCCGATTCAGATGTAATTGATGTCGCTGGTACGAGCATCACCTCAAGCAACGTAATTGCCGAGTTGGGCAAGGTGCTTGATGCAGTCCCCTCTGCCCTTTACGGCAAGGAAGATCTCATCATCTACGTTCCGCAAAACGTAGCCCGTGCTTACATGCGTGCTTTGGGTGCTGAAAACTACCGCTTTGAGTCATTCGTAGGTGAGAAGCCTATGGACTTTGAAGGTGTTCGCCTGGCTATGGTCAACGGACTTGCCTCAAACAAGATGGTTGCTGCTCAATCTTCAAACCTTTTCTTCGGAACTGGCCTTTTGAGCGATCACAACGAGGTTCGTGTCATTGACACCGCTGAAACTTTAGGGGATGACAACGTGCGCATCGTTATGCGATACACGGCTGGCGTTCAATATGGTCTGGGTGCCGAGGTCGTTTACTACACGGCTTAATTCGTAAGCAATAACAAAAACAAGGGGGTGGTGGTGTGATACACCCCACCCCTTTTTTAATTCAAAAAGAAAACATGAGTTGCGCAATTTCTACCGGTCGCTCCTTGCCATGCAAGGATTCAATGGGGGGTCTCAAGGCTGCCTATTTTGTGCCATACGAGAGTATCAATGTTGCTGACATTGATTTTGATAACGTAAACACCGATGTGATTGACACGATTGTCAGCACTGGATCGGTAACGTGCTACAAGTACGACTTGAAGGGTGGCTCATCTTTTGAGCAGGCCATCAACTCAAGCCGTGAGAATGGTACGACCTTTTTTGAGCAAACGCTGAACCTTACGTTCACGAAACTTGACAAGGCTACCCACAAAGAATTGAAATTGCTCGCATGGGGCCGCCCTCGTGTCCTTGTGGAGGATTACAATGGTAACGTATTTTTGATGGGCCTGGAGCATGGCGCAGAGGTAACTGGAGGCACCATCGTAACCGGTGCTGCTATGGGTGACCTTTCGGGCTACACTTTGACCCTGGTCGCACAAGAAAAAGCCCCGGCTAATTTCTTGGATGGTACCATCGCAAGTGCTAACTTTGCAGTAAGTTCATCGCAGATCAACGCTTGATTTGCGCATGAGTGTTAGGTGTTTGGGATGGGGGCTTCGGCCCCCTTTTCTTTTGGGATAATCTAACCCGTGATGGTTATTTATTCAAATGCACATACTCAAGCCTATAACTACTCCCCAGGAACTGGTGGTAATCATGCGCCCTAACGCTGAAGGCGATGGCGCTTTATCGGTAGCATTGTACGATGAGTCAACCCGTACTACCGCAACCATAACGCCCTCATCAGTTTCTGAAATTGATGGCGTAACTGGCATTACGGCCACCTTTAACCTTGTGGCGGAGCGTTCATACGTTCTGACCATTAAAAAGGGCTTAAATTTGAAATATCGGGGTAAAGTATTTGTTACCTCGCAGACCTCGCTTGACAAGTTCACCAGCAACAAAGACAAATACGTTTCGGAGCAATCCTTTGACCATGATTTTGTGATTTTATGAGCAACATTCGCATCTTAAACCTCGCCAGCCACGTTGTGCCATCCGTAAAGGAGGGCGGCAAGCAGAACTGGGTTGAATACGGGGATGACAATAATTATTACCAGTACCTACTGGATCGCTATGTTGGATCTGCGACCAACAACGCCATCATAAATGGCGTGTGTGAACTGATCTACGGCAAGGGGCTGGATGCATCCGACTCAAGCCGAAAGCCGGATGAGTACGCTAAAATGATGTCGCTCTTTAAAAAGAACGATATGCGGAAGGTCATCACCGACTACAAAATGCTTGGTCAAGCAGCATTCCAGGTAATTTACTCAAAGGATCGCAAGAAGGTGGCCGAGGTTTACCACATGCCGATTGAAACCCTTCGTGCCGAAAAGTGTAATGATGATGGCGATATTGAGGCATACTACTACGCCAAGGACTGGAAGGCAGTAAAGAACAAAAAGGAGGTTCCACAACGTATCCCGGCATTTGGCTTTAGCAATGAGCCTATTGAGATCCTTTACATTAAGCCATATCGGGCTGGGTACTACTACTATTCGCCCGTTGACTACCTTGGTGCGCTTCCTTACGCAGAACTTGAGGAGGAGATCGCCAACTACCACATCAACAACATCAAAAACGGCTTGGCTCCATCCATGCTGATTAACTTCAACAATGGAATTCCCACGGAAGAGGATCAAGTCATGATGGAAAATCAGATCATGGCAAAATTTGCTGGAACATCAAATTCCGGTCGCTTTATCCTCGCATTTAACGATAGCAAGGAGATGGCGGCAACCATTGATCCGGTTGAGTTAAGTAATGCGAGTGAGCAGTACCAATTCCTTGCTGATGAGTCAATGCGCAAACTCATGGTGGGTCACCGGGTGACCTCACCAATGCTTTTGGGTATTAAAGATCAGTCCGGACTTGGAAACAACGCTGACGAACTGAAAACCGCAAGCATCCTTTTTGAGAACACCATCATAAACCCTATCCGTGAGGTCATCCTTGATGCCGTTGAGGCTATCCTGGCTAAAAACGAAATCAGCCTAAAGGTTTACTTTAAGACCCTTCAGCCGTTAGAGTTCAAAGAGGCTGGCGTGCCGTTAAACGCAGAGCAGCAAGAAGAGCAAACCGGTATTAAAATGTCATCAGACATCATGTCGCAATCCGAAATGGATGAACTGAACGCTGCCTGGGCTGACCTGGAAACCCTTGGAGAAGAAATTAACGATGAAGAGTGGGAACTTGTTGATGAGCGTGAGGTAGATTACGCCAAGGAGGACTCATTGGATGAGGCGCTAAAGTTCGCAAGCGTTATTGCTGGCGCACCGGATGCGAAAAGCAAAAGCCAGGACAAGGGTTTATTCAAGGTGCGCTACAAGTACACCGGAAACCCCAGCCCGGAGCGTGAGTTTTGCAAAAAAATGATGAGCGCAAATAAGGTCTATCGCAAGGAGGACATCATTGCAGCAGGAGGCAAGGCTGTAAACCCAGGTTGGGGAAAGGCTGGATCCGACAAATACTCAATTTGGCTTTACAAGGGAGGCGCCCGATGCCGTCATTTTTGGACTCGTTTGACATATTTCCGTAAGCGCAACCCGGATGGATCATTCATGGAGAACGATGGCCTAAATAACGACAAGCGAGTGAGCGTAAATGAAGCCAAGGCGCAAGGCTTTACTCCACCGGTAAATGACAAACGTGTGGCGCAGCCCCCGTTTGATATGGACTATTCCGGATACACCAAAGAATACGCTGAAAAGCATGGCATTCCTAAAACCCCTTCACATAAGCAATAATGGCAACGGCACTATTCGTTAAGCGTGAGGACTTGGTACGGCAAACTGCCTTGAGTGGCAGTATTGACCTTGACCGACTACTCCAGTTCGTTAAAGTTTCGCAGGAGATCCACATTCAGAACTACCTGGGAACCGACCTATACAATAAGATTTCAGCAGACATCCTTTCCGGTGACCTGGAGGAGCCTTACTTGTCGCTTGTAAACGACTACATCCAGCCTATGCTGATCCATTGGAGCATGGTTGAGTATATCCCGTTTGCGGCATACACCATCGCAAATGGTGGGGTATTTAAATACAACCCCGAAAATGCGGCAGCAGCATCAAGCGAAGAACTTACGTTTTTAGTGGAGAAGGAGCGCAAGATCGCTAACTATTACACCCAGCGACTGATCGACTACTTATGCTACCACATGAATGAATTCCCGGAATATCAATCAAACAACAATGAGAAAATCTACCCGGACAAAGAAATCAAACGAAGCGGCTGGCTGCTTTAAAAAGACCTATCAACCTAAAGAGGAAAACATCAACCGATTGCGGTTATTTCTGAAGAAATGGGAACAACACTAACCGGCAAACGGCCAAAGAACACATACAAGGGACTGCTCAAGACCACGGACTCCGGAAACGTGACATCCACGCTGAAGGTAGTTACCGATGGTGAGGGCAACGACTCCGCTTTGGCAATTAGCACAACTGAAATCAGCGTTGCTGGAGTAAGTTCAAACACATGGAACCAGGCCGCCACCCGTGCAGGTGGCTATGTTCATTCACAAAATACTCCGGCTGCCGTGTGGTCGGTAACTCACAACCTGGCGAAACGGCCATCGGTGACCATTGTGGACTCCGGTGAGAACGTAGTCATTGGTGAGGTAAAATACACGGATGACAATTCGGTCGTTTTGACCTTTACGGCAGCATTTAGCGGCAAAGCATACTTCAACTAATCACTCCAAACCAACATGGCTCAAAAGTTTCTCACCTCCATTGACCTTGGCAAAAACGAACTACTCAACGCTCGTATCCAGGTACTCGCAACGGCTCCGGCAAGCCCGGTTGAAGGTCAAATTTACTTCAACTCAACCGATGACATCCTTTACTACTACACGGGTACGGCATGGGTAGCCGCAAGCGGTGACATTACTGCCGTGGTTGCAGGAAGCGGATTGAGTGGTGGAGGAACTTCGGGTTCGGTCACGTTAACGAACGCTGATAAGGGTTCTGATCAAATGATTTACAAGCACGTTTCAGATGGCGTGGGTGGAATCATTGATGCAGAATCAAACGATGATACGATTGTAATTTCTGCCGGAACCGGTATTACCACCGCAGCCATTCCTGGCACCGGCCTCACCATTACTGCCGAAAACATTCCGAACTCATCGCTGCAAAATTCATCCGTGACTTACACGGCAGGAACCGGTTTGACCGGTGGCGGTGCAGTATCGCTTGGTGGTACGGCCACGATTAACGTGGGAGCAGGAACCGGTATCGCAGTAAGTGCCGATGCGGTAGCCTTGAAAAACGCTGGGTCGCTTACGGCTAACGCAGTAACCAAGTGGGATGCCGTAAACGGCCAACTTGTAAACTCAAGCATTTCTGATGATGGCACGAACGTGACCATCGCTGCAAACCTTATTGTCAACGGCACGACCACCAGCGTAAACTCCAACGAGGTAAACATTGGCGATGCCATCATCAAACTAAACGCTGATGAAACTGGTGCGCCTTCGCAGGATGCTGGCTTTGAGGTTTGGCGTGGCACCGAAGATTCGGTTTCATTCATTTGGGATGAGGCCAACGACCGATTCTCAACTATCGACCAGCCTCTCCACATCGGTTCAATCGCCACCGGTGGAAACACCGCACGAATCCTGGTTGAAGAGTCCGGAGTCGTTAAATCAACCACACCGGCATCAATCGTTAATGACGGACTCTCGCTTACTAATGCCGGCAACGTAACCATTGCAGATACCGGCAATGGTCAATGGTCTTTGGCAGTTGCTGATGCAAGCACGACCACGAAGGGCGTGGTTGAACTGGCTACAAACACCGAAACCACCACCGGAACTGCCACCACGCTGGCCACTACCCCGGCAGGAGTTAAGGCTGCGATTGATTACCGATTATCATTATTCTCGTTTTTCTCATCGTTTCGG